AGTGCGTGCAACCTCCCGTTTCCATGGATCATCCGCGAACGGAGAATCTCAAAGAGTACGAGCAGATCACACAGCATCTGTTAACCTTGGAAGAGAACATGCACCGGGCCGAGTGGCGCCTAGAGTCGCTAATGACTAACCCTCTTGGGACCTTCCTAAGCTTGAACAAGCATAACCTCTCGTTGAGGAGTGACTTGTCAAGGCATAGTGAACGAAGATTCTCTGGTGAAGGGGATCCTAGCTTCTATGTACATGCTTCGATCTCGCGCAGTCGTAAGATGTGCGAGGTACTCGCTTCGCAACTGTATATCTTTGGATATCCGCAGCGAGCGATGGTGGACTGGCAACCCGTGCTCTGTCGTTGGTTCATCCTCGATCTCTTCGGGCTCTCGATTGATAACCTGAAACATCACTGCCTCTGGCTGAGTAATCGCAGACGCGATTGCCCGGTCTCGCGAAAAGCGACGGTGTGTGACGTGGACGGCTTACTAGTTGACGGTCGGGTGAGGACTTGGATGATCCGGAAGGTAGATCGCGGGAGCTGGGCCTCATGGGTCTTTTCGGAAACTTGCTTCCAGGGTATGAAGCGAGGCTTTCCCTCCATGCGCTCTCTTGAGCGCGATCAGGAGGTGGACGCTTTCCTTAAAGACATGTCCCGTGAGCCCGAGCGGCCAACGGAAGGTTTACAGCGGCAGGTGTATCGCACTGCCGTCGAGATGTTCATGTTAGTTCAGGAACAAGAGCTACATGATAACCATCCGCTGGGTCGCAGAGCCGTAATTGGTTCTTCGATCAAACAGCTCGGCTCCCTCGGACATGTGGTCCGTCGAACCGCGGAGGTAGGACAGCTTGGTTGGTGGGAATTCGGTCTTCTAGAAGCGCGTGTGAATCCACATCGCTTCTCTCTCCCTACGTGGGTGTACGGTGACTCGTTTGATTGGGTCTCCGCACGCCGCACGTTCCGCTGCGTGGTCGGACCGGTTTTTGAATCGGTCTCGCGGATTCTGCAGACTGAGATCGCGACGGTTTATGAACCGTTAAAGGTCCGCATAATTACGAAGGGGGAAGGGGACTACTATGCGCAGCTGAAGCCGCTGCAGGATGCTCTATGGCGGCTGATGCGTCGTCACGATGTTTTCGTCCTTACAGGCGAAGAATGCTGTACTGAAACGGTGCAGCACGCCCTGAACAAGCCCGGACCGTGGGAGACCTCGGAATGGATCTGCTCGGGGGATTACCGTGGATCAACGAACGAGTTGAACATGCATTTGACCTCGGCTGCTTGCGCCGCCGTGGAGTCAGGGCCATTGTTCAATATGATGCGCATGTGTCTCGGTAGCCAGAATCTTCGAGATCGAGCTCGCGGCTTGGAAGCACTTCAGCGTAATGGCCAGCTGATGGGTTCGCCCCTCAGCTTCCCCATCCTCTGTTGTGTGAACGCCGCCGTAGGCAGATATGCTTACGAGCTCTACTATAAACGGAAGTTCAAGCTCGACGAGCTGCCCATGCTCGTGAATGGCGATGATTTTCTCGCCCGAATGCCACCAGGTGTATTCCGCTGGTGGGAGTTCTTGTGCGCCGAGGTCGGCTGGACACTCTCTCCTGGCAAGTCTTACTATGCCAAAGAGTTTTGTCAGGTCAATTCGCAGACACGTCTCGCGAATTGGACCAAAGACCCTGTCACTCGTCAGTCCCGAGTGATTTTGGGCCAGAAGATCCCGTACGTGAACATGGGCGTACTTCACCAAATGGGTAAGCACGCGACACAGCACGATGATTTTGATGCAACCGAGAACCCTCTCGATTGGACATCTCGTTATGCTGCATTAGCGTCGCTCGGCCCGCGCTGGGAAACTCGCGCGAAGGCCGTGCTCTTGGTGAACTTAGGTCGCCGTTTACGAGACCTGAAGCGACTTGGTCGTCTTCCCAAGTTCTGGAATCTCGACAATCCGGTCCACTTAGGGGGCCTGGGGATCAAGCGAACCGGCTCGTTCGACGAGGAGGTGGCTGAGCTGTCTTTAGCTTACAGACCACGTAAGGCCATTAATGGCATCCTGTCGTTCGTGTTGGGTTCCGATCACTGGGACTCGCATGTGAAAGATGTCGAGGTTCTGGAGCCGCTCATGATTCGCTGCGGGAGCCGCAGGGCTCTGCATCCCGCAGATTTACGTGAGCGTAGGTTCTTTTAGGCGCCCGAGCGCCTTGGAAACCTCTCTACAGCCGAAGTGTGGTAGCGCCACCGAAGATACGGTCGATCCCGTAGTCGAGAGAGCTGAAGCGAATACCGTGAGGTCAATACTTCAGTAGGTGTAGATGTTTAGGTCTGATGCACTCATCGGCGGTCTGGCGTGAGCCGGGTCGCTGATGGAGACAATGGGGGGTAACTTTGTTACCTGAGACCATGGTGCAATGCCGGTCGCGGGTTGCGATCGCAGGCGGGAACTAATAATCCGTCTAGGACTATTCTCAATGTAGGCTTCGTCGCGGGTGGGTGGGTGAGAGTCCCCATACCCGAACGGCAAGCGTATTGAGCCAAGCTGCTTAGGCATTCGGACTTGTGCGAGT